AAATTATTATTTCTCAACTATATCGTCATATATACTTTTCAGAGCAGAATTTAATTTTCCTGTATTTTTTGATGTAATTTTTTTATAGTAATCGTTTACTGCAGGAGTTCTTCTAAATTTACCATTCAATTGTGATATTACTTTTTGTGGTTGTCCAGTAGGAGTACATTTTAATAGTCCAAATAGTCCATCTTCACCAAATTTCCAAATAGTAGTAACTTTAACTGTCATATCAGTTCCGTTTGCAGCAATACCACCATTTGTATTTCCACCCATGTGAACACACGTACCATCTGGATTTAAGAATATCAACATTTCCACGTGACCACCTTTACTTACAATAGCTGTTTCCCACCCACAAGTTAATAAGTGCCGTATTAAAGCAAGTCCTTCTTTAGTCATACCATTCGCAGTATAGTGATATTCTTCCCAAAAAAAGCAAACAATTGGATCTGGTAAATATTTTTCATAAACTGTTATTGGTAACTTTGGTCCAGAAAGTGTTGTTGTTTGTTTTATCTTATAATCCAATAAAATCGGATCACCTGGTCCAGTTGTACCATCTGGATTTGTAATTGTAGTTTCCTGATACTGATCAAGTAGGGTTGGGTCGGTAGATAAACCATCTTCATCTATTTGTCCTTCTACTTTTTGTCCTCTTTTAGTTTTTTTTCCAACTTTTAAATTTTTTGTTAGAATTTTTTCTTCTGTTATAACAGATTCTTGCGCTTCTGTTTTGAAATAGAATGCTCTAGCTCTAACAGCATCCGCACTTGATCTACCAGCAAAAGAAATTTTATCAAAACCAGGTACTAATTGTTCTTTACCATTTATTATACAAGCAGGTACTCCTGCAAAACCACCGCCTTCTGGAAATGGTATTTTTTTTGAATGATTCCATCCCGCTCCATTACCTGCTGCAGCTCCTGTTACAGATGTACCTTTAAATGCTTTATATTTACCGGCTCTAACATAAAAATTAGTAGAAAGTCCGCACCACCAAGGTTCATCTGCCCAAGTTGCATTTTTACCATGTTTACCACCATACGTTCCAATTGTAAATTCACCACCCTTATTATATACAGACATAGTCATCATCATCAATTGTTCGGTATTTTCTTGTCCAACATAAGGTACTATTGGATTCCATATACCAGTCTCTGGAAAGTTTAGAAATAACGGAACATCTATAACACCCTGTGGTCCCTGTGTAAATCCAGTTGCTCCACTATATAAAGTAGTTTCCGAAGCATTAAATTTATATGGAACAAAAAATTGAATTGGTCCAGCCCATTGTTCTAATTCCCATTTTGGAAAGCCCGAACCTTGCGGGTTCGCGTTAACGCCTCGATACGCCCAATATTTTCCACCTAATTTTCTATCGACTCCATAAACTTTTTTTACCCAAGGATTACCCGCAAGACTCACATTCTGCCATATAAAATTCCAATTAGCAACTTGGTAATTTGTAACACTTGTACCTGCTGGTGGTTGAGTATTACTTCTTGATAATTCTATACTTTTTTGGTCAGTCATTGCAGCACTTTGTTCAACATTTTCATCCGCCTTTGCAGGTGTTGTATTGGATTTTTCCTTAGCTTCATTTTTTTCATTTGGTGTAACAACAGGTGGTGTAACAACAGGTGGTGTAACAACAGGTGGCGTAACAACAGGTGGTGTAACAACAGGTGGTGTAACAACAGGTGGTGTAACAACAGGTGGTGTAACAACAGGAGTTGGTGTTGGTGTAGGTGTTACAGTAGTTCCTTGACCTACATTACTATCACCACCTCTATCTGGATCGTAATCTATTAATATAGTTTTTCTTTCAGAATTACTAACACTTGGATTTTCATCTTCAACATCATACAATATAAGATCTGCCATTAATTTCTCTGTTTTTTACATTAAGGATTAACTTCAGGACATTTATCATCACCTATATAACCCCAAGGAAATTCTACCGTATAACCCTGATCATCTGGTTTCAATGATACAAAATAATTTTTATTCTCCGTGTTCCAAATTTTTTGACGTGCATTTGCTCTTTGATTATTTTGATTTCTACCTTGGCCAGAGCAAATAACATACGTATACGTTTTATCACCAATAGTGTACGTACTAATATCTGGTTTTTTAACATCATCCTTACCGATGGAAGGATACGATGTTTGTTCATTAAATACACCACCATCGAGAATTAACTTTCCACCAATTTCAATTATTCGATAATCACCCGACTCTAAACCACCATTTTTAACACTTCTATCAATACCAGCACTATATCTATCAAATTTTTTAATATTTCCAGTAATGTAACAATCACCATCAATTAATGTAGGTAAATATGATAATGTTTTTAACTCTGCATTTTTACATTCAAAGTTTCTACACGAAATATTTGCAAGTGTTGTTGGAAACTGTGTTATAGGATTACTACTACAAATAAAATCACCATAATTTCCGTTTCTATCTCCAAGCATTATTGGATGACCTTCTAATGAAGTTAATTTATTATTTTGACAATTAAAACCACTAACCCCTTTTGAAAAAATCTGCGTCATTCCTGTTAATGATGTTAATAGATTTTCAGAGCAATCGAATATGCCACCACCTAATGTTTGAAGTGACTCACCACCACTAAAACTTGTCAATCTGTTACCAGAAATATCATATACAACACCGTTACTAATTGCATTTTTTGAAATATCAACACCAGTAACTTCTTTTGGTCCAAATTTTAATCCTGTTCCACTACCTAATTTATTATCATTTGCCCAAAATGCAAAACATTTTTCTGGTCCACCCGCTAAAGATTCTAGCTCATTTTTTGAACAATTAAATACACTTCCAACTACTTTAGGCGCTCCGTCTAAAGATTTTAAACCAATACCACTACAATCAAAAACAGAATCAACAACACCAAACTTAAATGGAAGTTTACCATCCGATGTAAGTGCCGCTACTGTAAATTTTATATCACCTTTCCAATCAACCGAACCATCTGATTGTATAATACCTGTATTTGCTCCTGTTATAATAGCTTTCTTTTCTATTAAACTTTTTATTAAATCTGCAATAGATTTATCACCTTGTATCTCGTCAACTGTTGTTTTTGGTGGATCAGTCGTTTTAGTAGATGGTTCTGGTGCGGGCGCAGCACCTACTTTGTCTCTCCATTCTGGATCACTTCCACCAAGTACTTCGGGTACAGACCCCAAACTATCTTTCAATTCTGAATATGGATCTTTTGTTATAGTAGTATCTTCATGCATTGCTTGTATAGTATCCGCTCCCAACGCCAGTTCGTCATATGCTTCAGTCATTAATGCAGAATTACCAAATCCACCTTGCCCACTTTCATCTTTTATCCTATCCCAATTTTTTGCTTTTTCTATAATTGAATTTTTTAATGAAATCGCTTGTTTCATAGAGTCTTCAAATTTTCTAGCTTTATTAATTGTCTCTGATAATTTTTTTACACCATCTTTTTTTGGATCTGAATCTGGAATAAAACCAAGTCCAACTGCAATAATTTTTTGTAATTTTGGGTCAAGTTTATCAAAATTTCTCCAGCTACTTGCACCAGGTGCAAATTCATTTAAGAAATCTTCACGAAAAGTAGATACTGCTTCATCAAAAACACTTTTGGCACTTAAATTAGATTTACCTGTAGCAACATCAGTTAATTTACCAGATACTTTAACTATGTTACCGAGATATGATTCTTTAACGCCCAAACTTCGTGCAAGTTTAGTTTTAAGTTCAGGTGGTAATGAATCATACGCTTTTGGACCGTTTTTAGTCAAATCATATAAGTTTTTAGTTACGGCAAAAACTTCCCAATATTTTGCTATTTCAAGTGGAGTTATTCCAAATTGACCACCTGCCTGTACAATAAGTGCTTGTAACGGTTTTGGTAAAGCACCAAAATTAATAGTATCAAAAATTTCCATAAATTGAACACGCTTGTATTTATCATATACAGATAATGCGTTTTTACTAGCTCCAAGAATACTGTTTACTGTATTTTTTGTTTTCTCTGAATCAGTTCTTGATACATAATTAGTTGCCGTGTCTATCGTTACATCACCTGAATTGACTAAATCATTAAAAGCAGATTCTAATGTAATATCTTGTACATATTTCAACTTTCCAAAATACGAAGAAAGTGGTGGTGTATTAAAGTCAAAACCTTCAATATTTGGTAAGTCTTTTTTATTTCCAGAAAGAATAGCGAGTAATGCTTCTTTAGGCAGGGGTTTTCCCAATGTAGTACTAACAGAAATTAATTCCAACAAAGCTGCTTTTGCCGATTCTTTTGGATCAATTACCGTTTTAGTTGAAGAAGATGCTGGTGGTACTTCTGGTTCTGCATCATCATTTCGTTTTACTACATAATCTGGATCATTTGAGTCTATCGGCATAAATTGATTCCACGTTAAAAAACTATATAAACACTTTCTAAAATAAATATAAAAAGATTTTTAATTCAGCTAATATCGTAATAACTATAAACGTTTTATTTTTATCTAATAGCCTGTTTTATTGTTGTTAGTTTTTGTTCATCAGTCTTTCCTACAAATTCTCGAAGATTTATAGTAGTTGTCCCAACGATAAATACATCATCTTCCCATGCAAATCCATTACCGTCATCCACCGTGTACATCCTATCAATTGGATAATTTTTTGTTATGTATTGTTCGCCATTGGGTGTCATAATATACTGAATATACTCTACTACCGTACCTTTACTTCTATTTCTTTTTTCATATATAACCCGAACCGTCTCACGAATTTGTTCGAGTGGCTTTGCTTCTGCTTTTGCTGCTGCTTCTGCTTCTGCTACTGCTTTTGCTGCTGCTTCTGCTTTTGCTGCTGCTTCTGCTTTTGCTTTTGCTGCTATTTCTTCTGGCGTTGTTTCAGGTGTTGCCGGTGGTGTATAAATCAGTTTGCCATCTTTATCTGTTTTATAAGAAATACTATTACCATCAATACCAGTAGTTGTAGTCAACGCACTACCATCTTCAAAAACAGTTTTTTTAGTAGTAACACCGTTTTCCTTAGTAGTTGTAGTCGTTGAACCATCTGAATTTTTAGTTATAATTGGTCCAGTTGGTGGTCCATTTCCTACTGCTTGTTTAAATAAATCACCACTAATCAACGCTTGTATATCTGGATCAAGATCTTCAATACTTCCTTTTCCATATTCACGTAACATAAATTGTGTAAGTCCGTCCCAATCTTCAGCAGCTACTAATTCTTCAACAGTTGCTAATTTTTTTATAATAACAACAATTCGTTTTATTGTTTTGGGGTTTGTTCCTAATGCAGAAGCAATAATAGCTTGAGTCGATGGTGGTAAGTCATTATAAACAGTTAAATCTTTCAATGATGATATTATTTGTGCTTTTGTTATTGCATTTTTTGCAGTAACATAAGTTCTATATAATCTCACAGATGTTGCTAATATGGGTAATATATCTCTTGAAGGTAAACCAATTAATTTAGCGAATACATCTTTTTCTGCATTTTTTTCTCTTTTTTGTAATGTCTCCACATCCTCTTTAGATATAGGATTTGAGCCAGATGGATTCAAATAATTTTCAACATAATTTACACCAGTACCAACTTGCCCTGCACTCCATTCATATGCACCCGCTACAAACCCACCAAGTGTACCCATTGCGGTTTCAATATACTTTTCTACTGATTCCATGTACGGTGTTATAACACCACCGTCACCAAAAAATGAACCAGCCATGACAGTAACCACACAAGTTATAGTAGTTCCACTACCATCGGTTGCTGTTATATTTGCAGTACCATTTATTATAGATGTAATTGTAGCACTATTTCCAGTTTCACTTGCTTTAATAACAGCAACCGATAGATTATCAGATTTCCATTCTATTGTACCAGTTCCACCCGAAGTTTCTATCTTCTGAGTTTTTCCTGCTTCCATAGATATTTTATCTAAACTAAGTTTTAGTGCCATATTACTTCTCTATTTAATAAATTATATATTAATTATCTATTATAGAATCTAACACATCCACTTTAATAGTTTCTTGTTCTTCAATAGCCATGTTATAACCTATAATTTCGTCAACGTTATAAGAATTTTCATCCTCTTCAATACCATCTAATAAACTAGCAGGCTTATCCCCTTCTTTCCCAAACTTACTAGGTTTTACATATTTATTAGTTTTTCTATTTTTTGCTTCTTCTTGATCCACTCCAGACGGTCCACCTGGATTTTCATTTACGAACGCTTGTTTACTTGGTAGTCTTTCTAAATCGGATAATAGAGTAGCTAACTGAGAATTAGCGACTGCAAAGTCTCCTGAATTTACTGGTGTACCAGATGGTCCAACTCCAGTTGGGTGCGTTTGAACTTGAATAGCACTAATAACATTTTGTAATACAATACATAAATCTGCCAACCATTGTATAGTTCTATTACCCAATAGAATAGGAGAAACCGCATTTAAACCTAAACTTATTTTATTGGATTCCAATTCAACTACTTGTTTGCCATCTAATGAAATTCCTTTTTCAGAAGAAAATCCTATACCTTCCTTACTAAATCCAATTATCTCTTGTCTTTTTGCATTAAGAACAATTCTATCACTAGAAATAAGAACCTGATTTCCACCCAACTCATTTTTTTCGTATAATGAAACTTGTTTATTTTTTATAGATGGTGAATAGGTTGAACTTGGGGTAAATTTAAGATATTGACCAGATGTTAACCATATTGATGCATCATCCACGTCTGGATTTTCTATAATAAATTCATTAAAAGGTGTAGACTTTGGATTTGTTCCATTTGAAATTATTAATATTGGATTTCCAGTTTCACCTAATCCTTTTTTCCAATGTGGTCTTTGTGGGTAGATTCTACGTTCATCTATTGTTGAACCAAACCGTATAGATTGACCCCACCTTCCTTCTATTATAATGTCACCAGAATAAGGTTGTATTGGATATACATCCAATCGTTCTGCAAACGCTTTATCTATTGTATTATCAACTGCTAATCTTGTTTTAACTTTATTTAAAATACCAACTCTTGATTCCTCTCTTGCCGTTGCATTATAAGGTTGTGTAGTAGTAAGATATGAAGTTGCACCAGGTAGTCCGTTATGATGAACAGAACTTTGTATTGATATTGGATTAGTGTAATAATATTCTTGTGATGTACCGATTGCACTATTATATGCAGTTGGTCCTTTCATAAGCATTACTATTTCCCCAATAATAGGAATGTTTTTTATATTTGCATCAAGTGCCCTTGCTTGTACAACGTCGTATTGTGTTTGAGAACCGAATGCTCCAACAAATTTACACATTATAGAATATAACTTTTCTTTATTTTTTCCAGAAAAATCTACATCTACAACTTCAGCCGGAGTAATCTCATACTCAACTCCATTCAGAACTATTTTCTGTTGATCCAGTGCCAATTTTGTTTTCCTCTTGTTCTACTTGAATGTCTTGAATTCCTTTTAATAAGGCTTCTTTTTCTTCATCGGTCAAGAATGAGGAAGATTCCTCTGTTTTATTACTTGTAGCACGTTGTATAACCGCTGCCAATTTAACTAAATGTTCATCATTCTTAACTGACACTTCCATTAAGTCTTTGATAGAAGGAACTAACATACCCGCATCACTTATATTTGTTATAAGTGGTTTTAGGTCTGCAATCAATAAATTTAATTGCCGTTCCTTTTTTTTCTGATTGTCATAAATGTCTTTCAACAAATCAGAAAACTTTTTATTTCCGAATAATTCTTGGTCAAAGCTCATATTAATAAATATGTTAGTTGTTAATAATGTCTTGTATATCATACCAAGACATATTTTCTATATTGTTTCCGTCTCTATATTCTTTATATAAACAAGAATAAATTATTTTTATTTTGTTCATAACATTTGTTATATATTGAGACTCCACACCAGTTCTTTCACGAATTAAAATATAAATTGCTTTTTTATTATAATTTTCTATAGTATCACGAGTTTTGAATAAATATAAAATCGTATCAGCAACCTGTATATCTCTATTTTTAGAGAATAGAAGTGGTAAATATTTTTCAACCACAGAAACAAATAAATTTATAAAATCATTTTTCTCTTCTATTAAATCCGTTCTTATTTTTTCGTTTATAATATTCCGCTCAGTATCAATATTAACCATGTCCTGACTTCTTTTGAAATGATAATAATTTTTATTGTTTTCTGCAATTAAATAATTCTTAGCAACTATAGAAAAATAGGAAAAAGCTTTACCACTTTCTGCTTTATATTTATTAATTTTTTCATGTAAAAAAGTAACAACTTCGTGTTTAACATCTTCATGTGAAACATCAAAATTATAAAACTTGAATCTGTGTATCATAATCTCTGCAAGTTTATAAAATGCAGGATGAATCTTTTTGGTATAAATTATATTACGTTGTATATTATCATCCGTAGTATTGTACTCAACAATTGCGTCTTCCGTTTCTTGAGTAAAGTACATAGTTTGTTTTACTTTTGGTATAATCATACTCAATAATCCCTTTCAAATTTTGTATTAAATTTTTGTTTTTCAAGAATACTTGTTTTGTCATCGCCCATAGGTTCTTCACCGAAATAAACTGTAATATCATTTACAATATCTTTCATTTCTTTAAAGAAATAGCCAGTTTCGTCGTCTGCTTCAAACGAACCAATTCTATCTAATTGTCTTAAATAAGATTGTTGAGATAGTATTCTAGTTTTCAATTCTATTAAAAATTTTTCATTTTTAAGTAATTCATCTACCGAATTTTCTGCCATCTCCTCCATCGTTTCAAATTTTTTTAAGAGATTCACATTTATGTAAATAGAAGCAATTAGTAATATAACGGTTATATAAAACAAAATAACCATAACTTATCTCCTCGGATGTTTTGATTGAATAATTGTATCAATAACACCTAATTCCAATGCTTCTTTCGGTGAAATATAAAAATCTTTAATTGTAGTTGTTTTCCACCATTCAACGTCTTTTTTGGAATTTGTATGCATAATATCTAATAAAATGTCTTCTAACTTTTCCATATGCTGAACATTTGCCTTCATATCAGACGATTTACCGTAAATATCGGAGGACATTTCGTGGAACATTATTGTACTGTTTTTAGATGCTGCACGAACACCTGTACCGGCACATAAAATAAGAGCAGCGGCTGACATTGCGCATCCACGTACAATTGTATTTACTTTAACATCTAAACTTTGAATGTAATCAATAATACCTAACGCTTCGTATACAGAACCGCCAGTTGAATTAATAACAAGGTTAATTGGTTCATCTTTTTTACTTTCTTCTCTCATATGTAAAACTGCTCTAATCCGAGTAATTAAATCATAAAGAGTACCATCCATAATTTCACCAAACAAAAGAACACTTGAAGCATTTACGTCTATACCATAATCCATTTGAGTAGTTGCTTCTTTCCATCGTAAAGGAATATCTTCTTCTTGCTTTGCATTTTTTTCAATTTTATTATTTTCTACACTAACTCCGTCATCATAAAAATCTTCCATATAACTACTCCAGTATATATAATAATAATATTCTATAAAGAAATTCCTCTTCTATAAGATTGAATTGGAGGTTCTCCATAGAATACATGCTGTTCATCTTTATTAACTTCAAAGATACTCATTTTTTCCTCATTTTCCAAGTCTTTTTTTTCTATAACCGTATCTATATCAACTACTTCCGTTATTTCTTCAGTTGGAACAGTTTCTATTTTGGAAACGGTTATGGCATCTGTTATTTGGGATTCTACGTTTATCCGTTCTTTTTCTTTATGTCTTAAATGATTTGCAGCAATTATTAAAGAAACCGCCAATGGGTCAAACACAGAAACAAGAACAAGTATAAACCAATTTGCAATTACGTCCATTGGTTTTCCTGTTAATCTACTCAAATAAAGTAATGGACCAATTTCAGAACTAAATGTTGAATTTTCCAATACTAATTTATCTTGTTCTAATAAAGCAACCGAATCTGATAAATTAATTGATTTCTGATTTAATTGAGAAATTTCGCCATTGAGTGTTTGTGTGGATTGATCAACTGATTGAATATTTTTTTGTAAACCGCGAGTTCCTTGCTTCTGAGTTAATTGGGAATTCAATGAGTTTTCTTGTGAAAGTCTCAGTCTATCGTATGAGGAAATACGTTCAGTTTTTTGTTTAACCAATGTATCTATTTGTGTTTTTTGTTCCGTAAATATTTTTTTCTTTTGTTCAAGAAGAGCAATTTTATTTTGTGTTTCATAAATAGATTTTGCTGTTTCTTGATACGAGTTGGTAAGATAACCATATACACCAACAGAAGTTAATATCATTAGTACCGCTGCGGATGACATTAAATAAAACTTAAATAAAAGTTTAAGTGTTTTGAAGTGTTCATGTAAAAATGTTATAACAACTAACTTGGAAAATTCAAGCATTGTAGCCATTCCTATGATTGACCATGAACCACCAGAAAATAATTTGGATATTCCGTATATAGAATAATATCCAGAAAAAGATGCTAAACCTATTGCACAAAACCAGATAAGTGTCTGTAATGACAATAATTTGGATTTCATCAAATTCTCACTATGGTTCTAAATTTCTCATTAAACCAATAAGTTCTTCACTTATTGATAAATTTGTAAGATACGCAACACCTTCTTTTTGCATAAGTTGTATTAATTTTTTACCAACTTGATTTTGCAATGGACTTTCCAATATACTTTTACCTTTTCTAAAAAGTTGAAGCATCAAATCAGAATATTCTTCTGAATCAGAACTGTATGATTTGTTATTATCAACTACATGAAAGTGTTGATTTCCAAAATAGCTTTGGAAAGCACCAATGTTATGTTGAACTTCTTCCCATTTCTTTGCTACTATCATTGGTGGTACTTTTCTTGGACGCATTTGATTTCTTTGTTGAGCTATATCTAATGAAGTATTTACCATTACCATGTCAACATCATATCCCAATGAATGTAACATACTTGAAACTCTCTGAATTTTAGGTAAATCTGCACCAGTTCCATCGATAAAAACAGGTAAACAACCGTTAACTATCTGAAAAAACTGATTTGAAGCCATTAATTTTGCTTTTTCTCTCTGAAACATCTGTGTAGAATATATATCAGAACCAGGGTCCATTATCAATGGAAGATTGTTTTTTTTCAATAAAAACTCGTAAAAAGTGTCAGAATTAACTACTTTTACCCCAAATGGACTGATTCCACCCGCTGTTGTACCTGTTAAAACCCCCAATACGAATCCTTTACCAGATCCAGGTCCACCGCCAAGAAACACTGCTTTGAATATGTTCTTGTCATGCACACTTTCTTTTAGTATACCTTCTATTATTTTTTTTAGCTTAATCATAGCTCTACCGATTGTTTTAGAATATTACGAATAAATATAAAAATTTTACTTTTTAATCATTTTTAGAAGTGTCAACTCTTTCTGTTTTGTCTCTAACATAACATCAATATCTAACCCATACGTGTTTGGTAATGTATGTATATAGTCTGAATGTGCTTGTGGTTTTATCTTATCGTCATTCTCATGAAGTGCTTTACTTTCTGAGTAGTGTACAACAGGTTTTACAGTACCCCACGTCGATGTGGCGAGTCTTAATGCATCTTCCTCTGATAAGTCACCCGTACAGAATGTATGGTGGTGGTAATCGAATACAATAGGAATACCGATGGTGTTATGAATCTGCGTTAAGTCTTTAACGGAATACATACTTGCTTTATCATCGTTCTCTACTGTTAGTCTTAATTTAACAGAATCAGATAACATATCGAATTTACGGCAGAAGCGTTCCATAGTTGTTACTTTGTCACCGTATGTGCCGTTACAATGTATGTTAATTTTGTTGAACGGTGTTTTAGATAAATTCATTAAATCAAATATTTTACCATGTGTTTCTAAATCAATAATAGTTCTTCTAACTACATCGTCATTTGGAGAACCTAACACATTGAATGGACCAGGATGGCAAGTGATACGTATATTGTTTTCTTGTACGAATTTACCGATACGTTGAAGTACAATACGGATTAAATGAATTTGCGGTAAAGTTTCTAAGTCATACTCAGAAGCCCAAGGAAAAATATCAGATGAAACACGAAAGAAATAAATACCGTTCTTTACGTTCCACTTGAGAATCTTTTCTAAATCAACAACATTTTTATATGCAAGTTCAGAAGCATAACTTACACCTTTAGTTAAAAAAGTTTTTTTAATCATAGAACGATTAGTGGTAATTTTTTCTTTACCCAATGTCATGTTAATACAAGCGTAGCCAAGCATAAAAAATCCGTATAAAGTTTTAATACAACAAGATACGGATTTTATTAGAATTTTGCTATTGCTAATATGGTTTGAATTTGTCTATCACCACTTGAATTAAATCTTGAGTCTGGAACTTTATCAGCAGTTTTCTTACTTAATACATTTATATTACTAATCCGATCAACCCTAAGTAATTTCCAACCAGGAATCTGTGTTGTTGTTTTTCCAGTTGTTTGCCATACTCGTAAATATTTTTTACCATTGGTTAACCCAAAACAAACAGGAATAATTCCAGTTCGCCAACCAGGTGAGTTTTCTCTATCACCCTTATAATAAAGTGCTAATATTTTTTTATCATTAACAGCATTAACCAAAACAGAATCTTGAGGAGCTGCTTCAGTAAGTAGTAATATTTCGGTTAAACTTATCATAACCATAAATATATAAAAATAAAAAACCCCCAACCAAAGTTGGAGGTTATTTAGGGTATCATCCCTTTTCCCATTCCGTAGGAATTTTTTATGATTTTTTTCGTTCACATGGTAGTTGGCCAGTTAACTTCCATTTATTAAAAATTACCAATTGTTCTTCAGTAAGTAAACCTTCAATCAAAGAAAGTGTTGTTTCATTGCATTTTTTCATATTAACTTGAAATGTAAGTTGTGTTTCTTTAGCAAGTTTACCATATTCTTTTCTAATGGATTCAACTTGCTGACGTACTAAGGAATCTTTTTCTAAACCTTTGTATTGAGCCAACTTTTCTGCTTGTTGTTTTCTCAATGATTCCATTGTTGTTTTTAATTTTAACTTACATTCTTTTTCACAAGTACGAGCTTCTGATAAAATAAATTTAATTTTATTCATTTGCTCTTGTGAAAGATTCAAGCAAGGTAAAACTGCTTCTAACGGAACTCTTTTTTGCATTCCAATCGAATCTTTTTTTATTGAATCACGTAAATCAATCGGTGTTCTTTTTTCAAATGCAGTTGTATCTTCAACTTTTGTTAATTGTTCTTGACAACCAACAACCAATAATAAACTTAAAACCAAAATCTTCATATAGTTTTTCATAACTACTTCCTTTAAATAAAAAATTAAAAATCAATTGCTGGATTTCCACTCATACTACCTGAGTATGTACTCGTATGCACTAAACGAATTGCAAGTCCCATCCCAAATGGTGTATTTATCTTAACAACATTATCGTTTGACCAATATAAACGAGTTGCAACTGCCGCTGCTGCTGAAGCTGTTGTTGCTGTCCAAAAATTTGCACTCCAACCAAAATCGTATTGTTCTGCATTTTCTTTCATATAACCATTTGGATTTCCACAAAAGTTACTTTCATTACTACCATTACCAGAACGTTTATTAAGAGTTGACCAATTAATATTATTTTTTAATAAATTACCGGCTGCTTGTTGACCACCTTCTGCAGTAATCAATGTGTTCCAATCACTTTCAGTTGGAACTCTAAATCCTGTTGGAGCAATTGCTGCATGTGAACCAGATACGGCATACCAATTATACAATTTTCCGTATTCTTCTTCCATACCTTCGTCGAAATCATAGTAACACCAACCAGGTGTACCATTTTGAGAATATGCTTCCCATTGTTCTGAACTAGAAACTTCTGCGATGGCTGTGCCATCTTGAAAAGATTCTACTGCAAGATTTTCTTTAAACCAATATTGTGAACCTATTTGAACAATAGCCATCAAATTCTCCTAACAATTTTAATAATCATGTATTATCTATAATAAATATAAATATAACCGCAATAACCAAAAAACTATTTTGTTCTTGTACTTCTTGTCTTTTTTGGTGGAGATGTAATTGTTTTTATATTATGATCTTTAGAAAGTTTTTTTACATTTTTTCTTTCTATTTCATCAGAATGATGAACTAATGCAGAAATAATTACTTTTTTATCAGTCAACTCTTCTAAAACAGAAATAAATTTACTTCTATAATATAACCAAACACCAATAACCCCAACTAAAAATGGTATTACCGAATTAACGATAATCATTAAAATTGAATTTCCATCTAACATAACCTTTACTCCGTAGTACGTATATAAAATATATAATTATTTTCTGAAATTTTTTTCACACACACATGATTATATAGTGATGTAAAATGTTGAAATAGATAAACCATACTATATCTGTAAACAGGTGTTGGAAACTCTTTTATAGAAAAAACAACATTTTTTGAAAATTTAAAACATTCTCTTATTATAGTGTCTATAAATTGATATTGTCTTTCACTATACAATGGTTTATCAAAAATACCAGTTATTATAGACCAATCATATTGATTATAATCATTATTATCTATAAATTCTTGTATTGATTCTTGGACATAACTCCAATTGTGAGTTTTTTCTAATGGTTCATTATCTACAAATATATTATGAATATCATCACTAATATCAACTGCTGTGTACTCAATATCCAATCCAAATTCATCAATTTTATTTATAAAGTTTAATTCTTTATCGCATGCTCCAAAATGAACCACTCTCTCATTTTGGCCAATTCCACAATAAATAATTTCATCGGCTGTTCTAATTACGTTTGTTATTTGTTCCATTTTAGCGCTTCCGAAATGTTAGGAAAATTTATAATAAATATGTCTTTAATGTCATTCGCAATAATTCTGTGTTCAAGTTGTGTATCTTCTGAACACCGTAGATCAAGATAGTGAATCCAACTACGAATAGAACCTTTCATATACATAGTTGTTTCAGTTGCTAGTGGAAGAACATCACGAGCAGTTTCTCGTGATACACCATCATCAATTAAGTATTGATATAGTTCTTTACTTTTTTCTAAATGGTTATCAACCATTTTACTTAAAGTAGAATCTAAAATAATTTCTTCTGAACTTTGTCTGTTTGTTTTTCCTTGTTTACGCAATTCAATTGGTTGAATGTCTGTTGCTGTTGAATATCTTTGAGAAAATTCTTGAAAAGAAAAACTACGGTGGCGTAAAATTTGAGCTGCAATACTTCTGCGAGTAACTATCGAAACTGTCATGTCTACCATTTCAAAAGGCGACCAATGCTTATGCTTAATTAAATAACTTAGGAGTTTAGACGATGAATCCATATTCATCTGATTAGACGGATTACTAACTCTTGCACAATACGAAATCAATTCTTCTGCCGTTGTTAACCCACTCATCGTTGGAAGAGTAATCGAAACTAATTTTACGGACATAACTTATTTTTTACCTTTATCCTTCTTTATTTTTATCAATTTTATATAAATACCACTAGTGTCTTCGGATATAATTACCGAGTGATTTCCTGTGTATAATACAAGTGTTAACCACTTTAAAAATTTATTTATATCTGTACTAATTGGATCACTTAAATTTTTATCATTTTCATTTTGTGTTTTTTTTTCATCAAATGAATCATAACTATCTTCTTCCGACCAATCTTCACTAAAATCTTCATCTTCATTATCATTATCATTATCAAATGGTGATGACTTTTCATCTTTTGTTTTTTGTTTTATTTTTTCTACAATATCCTGTAGAATTAAAGAATCATATATTTGATTAAATCTATCAATAAATTTATTTTTTTCTTTGATTGATATTTTTTCATCAGTTACACTCTTTAAATCAATCTGAAAATAATTTAGCATAGATTTAAGTTTACGTTCTTGCTTTGTCATTATTTTGCCTTTTTATAGTGTCAATAACTTCAACATATTCATAATTACCATGTTGTATTTGTACCATGGAATATCGTTTCAGTTCGTTACAAATTTTTTCGTTTGATCCATAATTACTTGCAATATTAAGCATTGTGTTTTTTAATGGACAATTTTGTTTAAATATAGTAATTGGTGTTCTGGAAATAAACCACATACTTATAAAACCGATAATGAATGAAGTAACTAATTCCATTTTCATCTCCAATTTATACAAAATTTCCTTTTCAATAAATAGAATACAAACAAAAAAACGAGAGAAAAATGGTCGGTATATTTAATATCTCTCGTTTATGTATAACTGAAGATTATACTGAAATTCCTTTATTCTTTAATTCAGAACAAACTAATCTCGATACTTTCTTCCAATAGTGTTTGGTAGCCCCTTTTTTGTGTCCATGTGGACCACCGTTCCACTTTCTCGCTAATATCTCCATTTCGGTCATCGTAATGGTTTCCCAGTTAAGTTTGGGATTGTAGAAATTCTGATAAATCCAAAACATTTGTTCAGACTTATCAGGATTTAACCTGTCTTGTAAAGCAAATTGTTTATGTATTCCCTTTGCTTTACAGATACGATTCACTTCCTTTACCATTATTGGTAAAATTTGAACTATTCCAAGTGAACCATCCTTTGATCGTGCGGTTGCATTGCCCTTAGACTCAACCCAAACGATAGATGAATATAACACATTCTTAACTATTGCTGACTTAATCTCAGCGTTTTTGTTTACTACAGAAGTCATAGTTACTATAGGTAAACAAAAAATAATAAAGAACGATGTTATAACCCGTTTACATTTGTTAGTCATAATTTATGTCCTCATTTATGGATAATATATTTAACTGACCATTTCGTTGAAGTCAACGTTATGGTTAAAACATATACCGACCATATTTTTCTATGTAAAAGAACGATGTACAAATATAAGCAAAAAGATAAATATTAACAAATCAAATTTTTCCTAATAATTTTATCTCTAGTAGTATATACTATATAATCTAGTATATAATATTAATATATAATAATTAACACTTTTCTCTGTGTTCACACCTTTCCCGTGTTCACTGGCAATATACAAAAAAAATGAATACAAAACAAGAACTTTTTTTCACCAAGTCAAAATATTTGGATATTTTCTCATATTTTTTACTGCTGACTGAACATAAAGATATTCAGAGTTCTGATAAAGGAAGGTAGAACCACCGCCATCACAATTAATTGCATCTTTACAACCAAGTTCCAATAATCGTTTCGGCATATCAACGATTCGTATGGAAGAGTTAATGTAGATAAAAACACTATCAGGGTGATGACTACCAAATACAGTTCTAGGACGTTTGGTGAGTGTAAACTTGTTGTTTGGTATCTTTTGTGGTATACTATCCTTAACAATCAATGGTGTCCCCGTAACGATGTATTTTGACCATATAGCTGGTACATCAGTATAGCGATTAAAGTGTAAATGTGGTTTCAAATTAGGAACGCCTAACTGATTTGAATAATCGATTGATACAAACGGCCATAGTAGTGGATTGTTTGGATTAAACCTAACAGAATCTTTATACGGAGGAACAAAAGTTTTAGTTGTAAAAAAAGATAGGTTAATCATATTTTTTACTTTATATTTGTAAACAAACCAGGAAGGATGTTTTAATCCAGCGTTAGATAATAACCTAACCTTATTCAAAGGAAGTTTAATTATCCATTCTTTTGAATAAGCGGTACTAAGTGATAATATCACTAATAATATTTTTATTATCTCTTTCATTTTTATAAGTATGATTCAAAAAAATAAAAATATTATTTGGAATAGATTGAACCATTTTGTATATTTGTACATGATTATTAACAACAATTATTTAAGGATTATTTATGGCTTACTACCTCGCTAAAGTACAGTTTGAAATTACTAGCGATAATGGTAAAGTGAGAAGAAATTCTCGCAGTTACATGGTGAATGCAGTATCTATTACTGATGCAGAAGTTCAACTAACCAAATACTTGTCAGCAAGTGTTGAACCGTTTGAAGTTAAAACTATTTCAGAATCAAAAATTGTGGATTACATCAATGAACAAGAATGATTTCAAAAAAATGTTAAATGAGTTTGAAGAAGAATTTATTAAAGTGAACAATTCAGAAAACTTACAGCAGTTGAAAGAGAATTATATTAAATTAGAATTAGTACGTGAAAACATATTTGATTCTTTATTTGAGAAAGTTCAAGACACAGAAGAACGTGGAGAATTTCTAAAAATATTTTCCAAGTTTGAATATGAAATACCATATCAGATTCCTTTGTTTAGTGATGATGATATGGATCAGGTTGACCAATTGTTTGAAGATTACAATGGTTACTTCCAAAGATTTGCATGCTTAAACGCTGAACAAATTATTTCATGGAGTGATACCGAAGTTCTTTTTGATGATGAGTTCGGCAACATTGATATAGTAACTCGACCCGATACTCTGGTGGGAAAAGCAGAATAACCTTAATAAAATAAAGTCCAACAGATTGTTGGACTTTTTTGTTTTTGGTTGTTATTAGAAAAAAACGTATATTTGTGTGTTAGGGATTTTCAAATGAAATAAAAAATGGAGCTTAAAAATATGAGTACGAGTATGAAAAAATTAGCGTGTGAAGGAAACAATCCATTAAGTAAATATTATCACACAGATCCATGCGATCAATACGTTAAAGTTGCTGATAACGTAGTTAAGGTTATTTGTTGGAAATGTACTTCCAAAGGAATTCCAGCACCAACTAATGTAAACAAATCAAATGCAGCAAGTGGGTTTCTTCGTGGTTGGAAGTTTATGAAAGAATTTGTACATCAGAACGGAACTGTTTATCATAAGGGAGTAGAGCAACCAAGTCTACGTGGTACACTTGAACCAACGCCATTCAAAACTTCTAAGTCACGTAAAGTAAAACCTACGTTGGATGATAAAATTCAAGAAGAGTACAACAAGAAATTAAAAAATAAAAAATCTAAATCTAAAAAATCATAAGGGGTATTGTTATGAACATCTGGCTAACGGTGAAAGAGTTATCCACCGAACTCGAATGTTCCGAACAATATGTTCGGTACTTGATAGTAGGTAGAACCCGTAAATATGGTGATATAACCCGCAAGGAATCACCTAAGATAGACGAAAGATATATGAGAGTTATAAGGAATGGCAGACGGATTAAATACTTAATACACAGTTCTATATTGGAAAAATTAAAATGAAAAAGAAAATTCCAACAAAGCGAAAAAATACAAACGGTATATATGAATATAACGTGTTTGATAATTTATGGGGTTCAAAACATTATCCAACTAACTATGAATTTGCAGTAGTTTCGTATGAAGGCGGTTCAGATGAACCATACGTATTTGCAATGGAAAATACTATGGATGCTGCAGAAAAAAGAAAAACATATTGGACTAAACAAAGTTTCATTAACTACAACATAGAAATCGTTCCAATAGAAGATATTACACAAATATAATTTTTACTTTGTTATATCAAATCAATTAGCTATCTTTGTATGTAAGATTAACAACAACCAATTAAAGGAAACAAGTTATGAAAAAATACATTTCAACTAAAACAGAGTACATTAGTACAGACGGATGGAGAGGTTATGTACAACCAATAAATGCAGTAGCCGGTGCAAATGATACTGGTACATGGGATGATTCACCATGCAATTCTAATGTATGTGAAAAAGAAATCAAAGAATATCGTTCTATACTCCGCAAGAATAAAATACAAAGTCGTACAATGTCTTGTCAAACTTCAAACGTATTTTGTGTACATACCTATGTTTTGGTTCATCCAGATGATAGAGCTAAAGCGTTAGAACTTGCTAAGGAACATCATCCAAATACTAAATTATTCTACGCCGTATAAAAACATTTGGAATTATCAGATAGTTTCACTAGCTTTGTATGTAAGATTAAGAACAACCAACAAGGATACGGACATGACGTTAGATAATTTATTGAGAGGAAAAAATTCTGGTGTTTTCAAGAATAATAATGGCGAATATTGTCAAATTATTAGATATTATGTTGGTAATAACAAAAAGTTTCAAATAATCTTTTCTAAAAGTTTGACTGATATTGCAAAACGTAATGCTATTATCACAACTTCTGAAAAAAGGGTATTAAAGCTAATTAAAAACGAAGAGTTTATTTTGGAAGAAATAAAATAATACTTTGGTATTTCTAATAAATACACTAGCTTTGTATGTAAGATTAACAACAACCAATTAAACAACCAACAAATTAGGAAAAAATAATTATGAATACGATTCAACAAACAATTGAAAATGCTCCATCATTTCGTCCAGAAAATCTGATTATATCAGATGTTAAATGGAAATATTTAGTACGTTCCGTGTTACGTGGCAACAACCTTATGATTACGGGACCTGCTGGCTGTGGTAAAACACTTGCAGTTTCAACTGTTGCTAAAGCTATGGCAAGACCGTTCTTTTACTTCAACTTAGGTGCTACACAAGATCCGCGTTCTTCTCTTATCGGTAATACACACTTTAACAAAGATACTGGTACTTACTTCGCTGATTCTACTTTTGTTCGTGCTATTCAAACAGAAGGTGCGGTAATTTTATTAGATGAGCTTTCAAGAGCGCATCCTGAAGCAAGTAACATTCTTATGACTGTGTTGGACGAAACACAACGTTACCTACGAGTTGATGAGTCACCGTCATCACCAGTAGTAGAAGTTGCAAAAGGTGTTTCATTCCTTGCTACCGCTAACATCGGTGTTGAATATACAGGTACGAGAGAAATGGACAGAGCATTGAAAGATAGATTTATGATTTTAGAAATGGACGTTCTTACTAAAGAACAACAAGCATTCCTTATTAAACAAGTTTGTCCAAGCCTATCGGAATCAGTTATCACTATTCTAACTGGCATCTATAATCAAATTCAAAATGAAGTTGAGTCTGGCTCTGGTAAAATTTCAACTGGCATTTCAACACGAACCATACTTGCGGCATCTTCATTGATTTGTGATGGATTTTCTATAAAAGATTCAATAGAAGTTTGTGTGTTTCCTTACTTCTCAAATGATGGCGGTTTAGATTCTGAAAGAACATATGTTCGCCAAATTGTTCAAAAGTTTATTCCAGATGAGCATTTGAAAGATGATAATATGTTCAATGAGAAGGACGCAGTAAACTTCTAATGACTAATACAAGGGGCTAACAGCCCCTTTTCTTTTTTAATTATGGCAAATTCGCCACAATTAAATTTTGGTTGTTATCAGAAAAAAACGTATATTTGTATGTAAGATTAACACACACTCAAACGGAAATAGATATGAAGAAGAAATCAACAAAAAGTATTTTGAAATCGGCCATTGCTCGTACTTCAAAGTTTTGGGATACACAATCAACCAAAACTGACAAGTCAAACTATTGGTTACGTGGTTCTCTTTTTGATAAAAAAGAATCTATGTTTAAAGATACAACAGAAAAGGAATCAAGGTTTGACCATTTTGCTTTGGCACAATATCAACGTGCTATTACAAACTTCGTTCATATTATGACCGGTAATAAAGATATAGCAGTTAAGTATATTACAAATGGTAACAGCTATACTAATGGTAAAACTATAACTCTGTCTGCTTCTATTAAAGAGAAAGATTTTGATTCTAATGTTGGTTTAGCTTTACATGAAGCAAGTCATATTATTTATACCGATTTCAGTTTAGCAAAAGAAAGTATTTGGGGATTATATTCATTTTTAGAGAATACCGATAAACTTACTTCTGATGAAAAAATCAAGTCAATTGCTGCAGTTGGTACAAGAGAAAATTTCAAAACTATTATTAATATAGTTGAGGATTTATTTATTGACGCAATGAGTTATGCAGCAGCACCTGGTTATCGTTCTTATTACCAAGCACTATATCATAAATTTTTCGGTGATGAAAAAATCATCAAGGGTATGCGTAATAAAAAGTATATGGAAGTAAACTTTGAAAATTACATATTTCATTTATGTAATGTGCGTAATCCAGAAAGAAATCTTAAAGCACTTCCAGATTTAGAAGTGATTTGGAATAAATTAGATTTGAGTAACATTCGTAGATTAACTACACAACAAGACAGAATAAATCTAAGTACCGATATTTTAATTACTATTCTTAAAAATGTTTTGAATAGTGAAAACCAAACTAATTCAAACAATACAAATCAAGAACAGCAATCTGAAGGTAATGAATCTGAAGGTAGTGAAGGTAATGAATCTGAAGGTAGTGAAGGTAATGAATCTGAAGGTAGTGAAGGTAATGAGTCCGAAGGTAGTGGTTCAGAAAACGATAATAGTGAATATACATTAACTGAAAAGCAAATAACCCAACTTGAAAAAATATTTGAAAAGCAACAAAATTTTATTAACGATGATGCTCAAAAAACAAAATTAACAAAAGAAGCTTCACTTCAAGTTGAAGCACTTTCTTCATTGGACATTACAGAAGTTATGACCGCTAAACACTTGAATAATGAATCTTCTACGTTCAAGGGTGTTAAAACACTTGTTATAAATAATGTTACTGAAAAGTTTATGAAATCAGATATTGCTCGTGGATTTGGTTTGTCTATGCATTCATGGTCTGCTCGAGGTGAAAGTTTAGAGCACGCTATTTCTCTCGGTAAAGTTCTTGCAAAAAGGCTCCAAGTTAGAAATGAAGAGCGTTCATTAGCTTCTAAAAGATTAAAATCTGGTAAGATTGATAATCGTATGTTGCACGAAATTGGCTTTGATAATTACGATATTTTCAAGAAAGTAAATGTAAGTCAATACAAACCATCTTATATTCACATTTCAATTGACCAATCGGGTTCAATGTCAGGTGACAGATTTGAAGAGTCCGTAAAGTTTGCAACTATGTTTGCGGTTGCTTCTAAATCTATTAAAAATCTTCATGTTGTTGTAACCGCTCGTTCAACGTTTCATAGTGGTGGTAATAATAAATTAAAAGATACGCCTTATATTGTTTACTTATTCGATTCTAAAAAACATAACATTAATGATATTAGAAGAGTGTTTAACTATATAAAAACATCAAACTTAACACCAGAAGGACTTACATTTGAAGCGATTCAAAACGAAGTGATGAAAAGTTCAGTAAATACAGATGCTTACTTCATTAACTTATGCGACGGAGAACCTTGTGCTGAATATAATGGTTTTAAATACAGAGGCGATGAAGCTAAAGAACACTCACGTAAACAAGTGGATAAAATGAAACAACGTGGTGTTAACATTATGAATTACTTCTTTGGTGGTCAATATGAGTATAGTAAGTTCTTAAAAACTTATCCTAAAAATTCATATATGTTAAAGAATGCAGAAGAGGTTAATTCAATAGTTAAGATTATGAATCGTGAACTTTTGAGTGGAGCAAGTAAGCAGAATGATTAAAACCAAAAGACTTAGAAGTTTAGATAGAAAACCACCGATGCAAAAATCATCGGTGGCAACGATAAACATATCGAAAAAAAAAACTACAAATAAAGAAATTGACATAATTATAAATCAAACATATAACTGGTGTGTAAAAAATTTAGGTATAAGTCCACACAAAGATTTACCTATGGTTTCTTGGGATTGGAAATCGTTCGGACACGCTGACCTTGAGAAGCAGTTTATAGCAATGTATGATGCTTCGGTAAACGAAATTAGTATAAAAATAACAGGTCATCGTACATTAAAAAATCTTGTAAGAACATTTATACATGAATATGTACATTACTTACAGCCGGAACAAGGTGGTTGGTATGATCGTTATGATAAAAAATATGGTTACGATAATAACCCATATGAAATAGAAGCGTATTACATATCAGATTTATATGTAAACGATGCCGTTAGTTTTGTTGTAAAAAAAATAAAATTATAAATATTGGTCCCATCGACTAACGGTTAGGTCACTACCCTTTCAAGGTAGCTGCACGGGTTCAAATCCCGTTGGGACTACACAATTTTATTCACAATAATATATTAAATGTTTTATGGAAAAGCTAAACTTAAAAACTGTTGAAAATTTTTTAACTATTCAAGAATGTAAAGAAGTAATTGATTATTGTATTCCATTTATGAATAATTCATCGATATTGGACTATGATAATATAGAATCTAATGATTTATTTAGAAAATCATATGACACTTGGATTAATAAAGACATCGATATTCCTATATTTAATAAAATAAGAAATGGAATAGCAAAACATTCTGGTTTGCCAGAAAGTAATCAAGAATCATTATCGGTTATACAGTATCCAGTTGGTGGTATATTCAAAGATCATTATGACTATTTACACCCAAATACTTCCTATTATGAAACTGAGTGTAATCCAAGAGGCGGTCAGCGGATTAAAACCTGTATGATTTATTTAAACGATGATTTTGTTGGTGGTAATACTGAATTCACAACTATTGATGTTTCAATAACACCCAAAACTGGTAAATTAATATGTTGGAACAATGCGGATGAAAACCTTGATTTAATCGACGAATCTAAACACAGAGGAAATGTAGTAGAAGCGGGTAATAAATGGATTTTAGTTGCATGGATTAGAGCAAACACATTTATATTATAAACAGGAGAGTTTTGATGTACTATATAACAAAAGAATATTTAGAGCGTATGATTATAGTAGCCAAGGAAGTATTGACAGAAAATCCCAATGATACATGGGTTGAAAAGGGATTGCGGGAAATGGAAAGGGAAGTTAGAAGAATGGATGAAGAGAAGATAATTATTAAATAATAATTCTTTTATATTTATATTGGATTAACTATTTTTGAAGTAATAGAGAATAAAATGAAAGATATGAAAAAAATGAAAGACCTTGTTAGTGAAGGTAGAGAAATGCAAAACAAATTAACAAAGTTGATTAATGGGAAGTTAAATGAAGGTAATACAAACCAAGTAAACGAACGTGGTCAATACGCTTGGGGTATGGTTAAACCAGACTTAGACAGAACAAGTGGTTTGGTATACGCAGCAGACATTTCGTTTACATTAGAAGATATATTTGAATTGTATGACGCTTATACAAAAACTGTTAGAATGTTATCAGCGTTTGCTTCACATCATCAGGGTTCAATACACATTAATCCAATAATTGAAATTGATATTCCAAATGAAACAACAGCACACCAATTTACTGGTTCAGAAATTAAAGCTCTCTATCAATTTGCAATGGCAAATAAAGATGCAATAGTATCACGTCATGGAACAAGAACCATGAGTCAACCACAATCGCAAGCACCATTTGGGATGCGTTAATTTACTAACTAACAATTAGTGAAATACACAATCACCAAAAAATTATTTTGGTGATTTTTTTTTATCTTTGATATTATGTTATAAATCCTTATATTTGTAGGAGTTAAATGAGAATGAGATGGTTCATAAATTCAATTAAGAATGATGACTTTGAGGAGTTACCTATTGTGTTAGATAGATTAAAAAAATGGATATTAAGACCAACCGGTTTATTTATTGGTGATATAATTCACATGCCAATTCAAAGTGGTTTTAATAGAAGAAAAATAACTAAAAAGTTTTACAATTGGAAAGAAGGTGTTTGGTTTGTTTCATTAGATGATAATGGCACACCAATGGACATTCCGTATGAATATGCAATAGAAATTAGACAGCTTTATTATACACGTAAGATTACTGAAACCATCGGTACGTATATCAATAATATGAATGATAAATTAAATAATTTAAAGGATTGAGTATGAGAAAAGATTTAACTAACAAGCTCGATGAAGTAACTGATGCTATTTATTGGGATGGTTATGCGGACGGTATTGCTGAGTATAAAGAACTAGTTATAAGTTACATGGAAGAAATTGAATCTAACAGTAATCGTTCAATGTTTGACGCTTTAGAGTGGGAATTGATTGATATGTATGATATTCCAACGGAATTAAATGCTAAACCTGTAGAAATAGAAAAAATTGAATTTGTAGGTAGTACAAGTGTGTTTGAAAAACTATTAAATATATTCGGTAGTAAAGGAATGTAGTTATGAGTGCAACTTTAGTTGAATATGTATGGCTTGATGGTTACACGCCAGAACCTACTCTTCGTAGTAAAATCAGAGTTTCCGATGGAGGTTCATCAGAACAATGGTCATTTGATGGTAGTTCTACTAAACAAGCGGAAGGAAACTTTTCAGATTGCATTCTTAATCCAGTAAAACGCTATCATGGAACTAATAGAAATGATAAGATATTTGTTTTATGTGAAGTTCTTAACTCAGATAGAACACCACATGAATCGAATGATAGACATAAACTGGATTTTTCCATATATTCCTCTTTAGATAATTCTGCGGAATCACCTTGGTTTGGATTTGAACAAGAATATTTTATACGGCAGGGACATAAAAAAAACATATTAGGTTTTGAATCAAATTATTCAACAGAAAAACAAGGCAAATATTATTGTGGTGTTGGAGGACTTATATTTGGAAGACACTTATCAGATGAACACCTTGAAATGTGTTTGAAATATGGTATAGGTATAGAAGGAACAAACGCTGAAGTTGCTGTTGGTCAATGGGAATATCAAATTTTCGGTAAAGATATTCTTACTGCATCGGACGATTTGTGGATGTCTAGGTATTTCTTGTTCAAATTGGCAGAAAAATATGGTTATGATATAGAATTACACCCTAAACCACTACAAACTGGTGATTGGAACGGCTCTGGACTACATACAAACTTCTCAACCCCAAGAATGCGTGATGTTGGTGGTGATGAATACTTTAATAAAATATTCAAACAATTTGATAAAGATAAAGAAATACACATTGCTAACTACGGTTCTGACAACCATTTACGTTTAACTGGCAAGTTTGAAACACAAGATATAAACAAATTTACGTGGGGTATTGCAGATAGGGGTGCTTCAATACGTATACCAACAGGAACAGCGGAAAATTGGTGTGGATATTTAGAAGATAGAAGGCCAGCTTCAAACGCTAATCCATATAAAGTTACTAAGGTAATATTGGATTCTATGTACGAAGTTGATAAAAAATAGGGAGATAGTAATTCTCAGGGAAACGGACGCTCTTTTACTTGGTTGTTGGGGCGTCCATTTTTATTTTAATTTAATTCACGCATATAATCAGCTAGTTTAATATTCCATTTAACGTCGGGATATTTCATCGATAACTGTTTCACAGCCATTACATTAGGTCTTGCATCATCAATAAAGAACACGTCATTGTACCCTTGCTGTATTTTTGATTCTATCCAATCTGCTTTAGCTTGTGGGTCGGCAGAACCTACACCTACCACTTCTATGTTATTTATACCGATTGTTTGTAAGAACTGTTTAATATCGTTTGCAGCAGCACCTTTACGAGCTGTTAATACCGTTATACGTCTCATACCAGTTGCTACGTATAATTTTCCAAGTATATTAGTTACTGACTTAATCTCTTGTGGACTTATTACTTGATTAAACTCAGAAAAGTCCAAGTTATCACCTGGTTGCTCACGATATATGGCAAACTCAGCCGGAGTTAATTTACTCATATTACCATGTCTATCGGTTAAAATAACCATAGATTTAGTCGTTGCAAGTGTGTCATCGAAATCAAATACTCTTAATTTCTTAGCTTCTTGCTCTTCTAGTAGTTCAGTTAATGTTATCATCTCGGTTTCTTCTCCCAACCTATTGACTTTCTATATTGTTCGTAGTTATTCATTGTCCAATCCTCCTGAAGTGCTTTTCATTGAGAGTATTTTTGTATTTAACGGATTGAATATAACAATTTCTTTTTCGCCATTTCCTATAATTCCATTAATACCAATATCATCCATCATTTCTGATAATTGTTTATCACTTATTGGAAAAATTCTTAGAATTTTATTATATAAATCTATACCGTTTTTAGAATCTTTTATGATATTATTAATGATAAATAACTTTTGCTCATTACTCATTCTTTCGCCTTTATTATCTACAATATCATTATTAATACTAAACATATTTCTTACTTTATCTAAATTAGATTTACTTACCTTTTTATTATCAGATAAAAAATTTAAACGGTTTGGTATTTTTACGTTATATACATAACCACCTTTTGCATAATGTGTAGCAAGATTTTTAATAGTTGTTAAATATATACCATAACCATATTCATCGCCACCCGTTTTTTTACCAACATCTTTTTTTAAATTATCAAATTTATATGGTGAACCATGATAATAAATAATATCATTCATAATATTTTCGTTTAGATATTCTTTTAGTAGTTCTGATAATTTTATCATCTTGGTTTCTTCTCCCATCCTATTGACTTTCGATATTGTTCGTAGTTATTCATTACCCAATTTACTATACTATTTGGATCATTATTGTATATTGCATTTGTTTGTATCAAGGGTTTTCCATCCTTTGAATGTATAGTATAAGTTTCCATTGCCTCATCAACAAACACAATATCTCTTGCGGTTTTACCATGAAATATAACTTGAAATTCTTGATCTGAATGATGCCAACATCTTATGCCAGACGCACGGAATATTAAGAAAGTTCCATCACCGTACTTCAGTGCTTGGCCATCAACACCATATTTAGCAAAGTCTTCTGGTGTATAAGCAAAATTATACCCCTCACCTATCTTTTTACCTTGCAACCATGTTGTTAATCCTAATTTAGTTGGATCCGCAATACCCTTAATAAAACCTTTTCTTGCCATCATCCGTCCGTCCATACGTGTTGTTCCATGAACTAACCATTGATTCTTTACCAATGTTGGTTCATGTAAATAAAACCATGACGGTATGTCAGCTGGTTGTATACCAAAACCATCCATAAACGCCATAAACGATTGTTCTTCTGCATATATCTTGTCCATTAACCAATCAACGATTGCACCATACGATACTGGATCTTTCTGTTTAAGTACATCCCATTTACGAAGCTCCAATGCTTGAGTATACAGTTGTATTTTAGGAACAGCGTTCGGATCCGCCCGTACGGGTTTATTTTGGTTGTGAATTTGAGGAGGGGTGAACCCAGGATTCGAGCGAAATTGGAATTTTGAATATAAATTTTGTGTTTTGATAAAATATTCATCAATTATTTGTTTATATCCAATCATACCGACTATTTCATCCGCCATTTGTTCTGGTGTAGAATCTAAATACTTCCATAATGTAACAACATCGGTATCTACATATTCTTTTAGAAGGTCTTTTAGCTTAATCATATTTTTCCATATTATTTAAGTGAGAAGGTGAAGTGGCGAGTGAAGCAGCGGCACCACCCAACCCCATACTACTCTTATTAATTGTGTCGTTGCTGTTCCCTACGATTTTCGGTTTAGAAATCACTTTATCATTAAATATCACTAAAATGTCATCATTTACGTCATTTCTTACACGTAATCCGTCTATTCCACACGAAAGCAGGAAATCAGATATTTTCTTAGGTTCTCTAACTTTAAGTATTCTACCAATAAAGTCATAGAACTCAGGAATATCGTCAATTACCGTGTTCGGCCCCCATACTTGTACGTCCCATTTTTCTTCTAAATTAGGTGGTAATTCCACTCTATCTCGTATCATTCCATTATATATTTTACGTAATTGGTCTTTAGAAACCTTTGCCCACATAATATCAGCCATATGTGGTATGTTTACTTCCATTATAACCGCACCAAATGACTTAGCTCTTTCCCAATCTTTAATGAAATAAATACCCCATCCCCAATAAGAGTGTATTTTATCCCCACCTTTACCTACCTTATTATACGAGAATTTAGTCACAGGTTGAGCACTACCATGATACCATATACCGTCGTTAGCCATTTCTTTTAATATGTCTTTTAATTTTATCATTTTCATTTTCGCATACGAAGTAAGGACAAATCGATAGTATCCCGAACATCTCGCTTTACAGCACCACGTTTTCCACCTCTAGTATGACCAACACTCACTTCTTTTCGTGTATGTGTGTCTTCGTGATCACTAGTTATGTTTCTATTGTATAAGAACGCCATTTCATACATTTGTTCATGTAGGAGTTTAACCTCGCCATTAACGTCTTTATACGATGTAATAGTAGTATCTACTGTTTGTTGTAGAGTCTGAATTGTCATTTTAGCGTAGTAATAGAAGCCGATCAGGGTGGAAAGCACCCCAATTATCATTCCTAATTGTGGCAGGGTTATTGTGAACTTCTTATTTGTTATATCTTCTGGCACTTTATTTCTCTCTTTACACTATAGTTTTACACTACTATTAACATATATATAAATATATAAATACTATAATATTTATACCTATATACATTTTAATGATTATCGAGAATGAGTTATGAGATTGAATGAAGACATTACAGTAAATGGCAATTTAAGTCAGATAGATAATTCACCCCTATACATGATAAACGACCTTATCTTCACGAGTGCTGGAGAATGGGAGAAATTAGTCCTTGTGGTGAATAAGCCCGCAACAGAAATAGATGAGTAATATTTACCCTTATATGTTGAACAAGAGTAAATATTTGGTATTTTTACTTGGACACTATGTCCAAGTTATTGTCCAAGTCACACAAACCAATGCGGATTTTAAAGTGGTCGAATTCCACCACTTTACTTTACCATTTAATGCGGGATATATCATTCATTAAGTCTGTTTTATGGTGTTAATGCGTGATATAACATTCATTAAGTGGGTGTATGCCGAAGGGTATAAATTCATTTAAGTTTTTCTATAGTAAAAAAATTGACCTCGATAAAAAAACGGATGAGCGCGCCACCCCTCACCCCTACTCCCCCTGGCCATTTACGTTAAATTGGCCCACCCCCACCCCAGTGATGATTATTGTATAAGCCCGTTTATTTACAATAACTTAGCTTCCCCCACCTACCCCTATATCCCTATTATTATTTCATTTGGTTATTAAATTATCTTTCGTATTTTTGCTGTCAGATTAAACCTGATATAGTTACTATGAAAGATAAATTTATTATATGTACCGATGAAATAAATGATTTGGTTAGTATCTAATAATTCCGTATATTTGTAGTATAAGAAATGGGGAAGGAGATAACGGGTATATATAGAAACCGATTGAAACAATCGTTTGGAAGTTATCTCAAAATTTCTTATATTTGTATTATAAATGATTGGTTGATATTTGAACACAGTAGAATGGAAGTAGACAGTAAGTCTCGTTAGTATACTATAGTATATACTATATAGAAGCAGTAAGTTCTGAAGAGTTCTATTTCATTTCCCAATTTAAACGAGGGTAACTATATAGTAGTTATATAGTATCCATATAGTATATACTTAACGGTAATACCAAGGGTAAATAAATCAAGGGTAATTACTTAGGGCAACCCTAATGATGTACAGTTAGTATAGTATATACTATATACCAATAGAGAATAATGTGCGATGAAGTTACGGTTATAATCCGTCTAGTAGTCAATATCATTATTCTCTTTTTTTATTTCAACTCTATGCATGCGTACACTTTTGGATACCCTAACACCTCATACATGGAAAACTAGTAATATAAGGCGTGCTGTTCAATGAGACAAGTGCGGCTTCCCACATTACAAATATAACGTATATACATCCCATAATGAAATTAAATAAATAATTTGTTTAAAATGATAAATAAATTATATCGGAATAACCAAAGGATTTATTTAATTAATAATTTTTATATTACAAAAATGCATATTTCATTAGGAAATTACAATGCGCGTAAGCCGTTGAGCTATATAGAGTTACAGAGATGGCAAATGGAAATGAGCGGGCTCACTCAGATTCACCACATCTTCCCACTTCAACCCACACCACACTATATATTACCCACAGTATAGATATACATTAACTGGACATTAACTATACACATACTATGTAATAATATTTTATTATATGGTAACATGAATGGAGTGAAATTGTACAATAATAGTTATAGGAGTATATTGTGGGTAACATTATCATCACTTATATAGTATATAAACATTTGGAGTATTAGAATGGAATCATTATATTTGCATTGGGAACGTATAGTATTCCTTATACTTACTATTGTATTCTCTATAGTATTCAATATTAGTTATAAGAAAGATTGTTTAAGTTGTATTGAAGTAGTAGTAATAGTATATACTATAGTACTGATATTATTTAGTGTACCGTTCGTTTTTTTGAAATGATTTTAGTTTGAGGAATTTGATATGAGTAATACAAGAGTAGTACTTACACAATGGAAGTCAACACATTGGGATGTACTTTGGAGCTATAACTTTACTAAGTTACAATTGGATGAGTTAGATTCATATACTACTTCATTGGGAAGTAAGTTTAGCGAACCAACTCTATGGGGTTACGCATTCGGTAAAGATTATATTGAATCATTACTCTTGTTCTTAAAAGAGTATACTAATGATATAACTAACAAGGATGTGGAACTACTTAATAGTATAGTACACTTATTAGTACAATGTTACTACTATCCTACCGCGACTGTTATGAATGATGGCAAATGAATAATTTAATTTATATTGGGATTAATGTAATGAAAAAAAGTATGGTGTTCTTATTCATACTATTGAGTTTATTGAATAGTGTGATTGGAAAAGGTGTTGGTGTTCTTAGTGGTATGGTAAAGAATAAAGAAACAGGCGAACTTATTCGTTCTGCTACTATTCGTATTAAAGGAACTAAGTGGGGAAGCCAATCTGATGTTAAAGGTAAATTTATTATTAAAGGAATTCCGTCTGATTCTTTGTTTACTGTTAGATGTTCTTTCGTTGGCTATAGAACTATTGAGATTGATTCTATTTTAGTTACCGATGGAGAAATGAAAACATTGGATCTTTTACTTGAAGAACAAGTAAGTAAAACAGATGAAGTAATAGTTGAAGTAAGACGTTCTACGGAAAGCCAATCTACTGTATTAGCCCAACGTAGAAATGCTGCTAATGTTTCGGATGGTATTTCTAAAGAAGAAATAACGAAGTCAAGTGATGGTGATGCAGGACAAGCTCTAAAGCGTGTTTCGGGTGTTACATTAGTAGGTGATAAGTTTATTTATGTACGTGGTGTAAGTGATCGTTACAACACTACGACATTAAACGGAGCTACACTTGCGACGACTGAGTCTGACAAACGTTCCTTCGCCTTCGATATGTTTCCATCCGAGTTCCTACAATCCGCAACCGTTACTAAATCGTTTACACCAGACTTGCCAGGTAATTTTGTTGGTGGTTTAGTTCAATTAAATACTATTGATTTTCCCGATGGGTTTTCATTAAAGGTAAACATTTCATCTGCCTTTAATACTAATACTACATTGCAAGATAACTCATTCTCTATTGGTGGTATACCGACTCGACTTCCAAGTAGTACACCGTCTTCTCGTAAAGAAATGGATAAGTTAATACGGGATGCTTATGCAGGTGTTGAAGACGCACAGGATAAATTACAAGGATTTGGTAGAGACTTGAAATCAACTTCTTGGAAACAAGATAGTATAACAGCCAATCCAAATACAAGCACTAACATTTCATACACAAACATATTCGATGTGTTCGATAATGAGTTGGGTATTATTGGTTCGGTATTCTATAACAATACATTCTCTATTAAAACCGCAGGTGATAGAAACACAACATTGGGTGATGGTTCTTATGAGCGTATAAGTTCTGGCAAGGTTTCAAATGAATCTATCAATTCCGGTGGTATGGTAAACGTAGCATATAAAATAGGTTCAAATCATTCTTTATCTATTAAGAACATTATCAATAAATCATTTGACTTGGAAGTTCTTAATCTAAGTGGTACAGACTCTACACAAGGTATTGACTTCAAACAATATTCTTCTCAATACTTAGAGAAGAGTTTGGTTTCTTCACAAATTGGTGGTGAACATACATTACCGATTCAAAACATATTATTGGATTGGAGAATTGGTTATTCACATTCAGATAGAAATGAGCCAGACTTCCGTAGACTTAGATATTCAAGACAATCGACTTCACCTGATTTACCGTTCATTGCGGATATACAACCGATGGGTGATGGTACACTTGCTGGTAGATTCTTTTCAGAACTTACCGATGAAGTTATAAACGGTGGATTGAACATAACGATACCGATGAGTACAACGTTCAAAATCAAAGTAGGTGGTATAACTGAAATGCGGGATAGAGGATTTTTAGCACGTTCATTCGCCATTGCTTCAAATGATGCTGCGGGATTACTTGGTACTGATTTCTATGCAGGTTCACCTGATGTTATATTTGATTCAAAGAACTTTGATAGAGTAGGTGATACGTTATACATACGTGAGGATTCAAAACCAAGTGATGGGTATTCTGGAACAGAAACACTTTATGCTGGTTACAGTATGGTTGACTTTGGGATTGGAGATTTCCGTATAATAACTGGAGTTAGATTAGAAGATAATAAAATTCAATTGAATGGCTTCTATTCAAACGGTATTGTAGCAAATATAGATTACCATACATTTGATATTTTACCAGCACTTAACTTGATATACAAACTTGGTGACAATACAAACATTCGTAGTTCCGCTTCTCAAACACTTACACGCCCTACGTTCCGTGAGTTAGCACCCTTTGAGTTTTATAACTTCAATGACTTGGTTGTGGTACGTGGAAACACAGGACTACAACGAACACTCGTTCAAAACTATGATTTGAGATTTGAAACATTTATGAGCAGTAACGAGGTTTTTTCGATAGGTGGTTTTTTTAAATCGTTTGTTAATCCGATAGAAGAAACTCTAAGTGGCGAGACAGGTGGTAAGCCAGATAGAACTTGGCAGAACTCAAACGGTGTTGCTACTAATTGGGGAGCTGAAATAGAACTGCGTAAAACCATTGGTGATTTTCTGTTCAGTACAAATGTATCGCTTGTTAATTCACAGATAACAATAAGTCAAGGTAACAATACCGAAACAAGAACTATGTGGGGTCAGTCACCATATTCTATAAACTGTGGTTTATATTATACGAATGTAGATTTAGGAACTTCGGTGAATGTATCGTATAACCGAGTTGGTAGAAGAATAGTATCGGTTACACAGTTAGGTCGCTTCCCTACATTAGAAGTTGATGGTAGTTCACCACACTGGTATGAAGAACCAAGAGACTTAGTAGATATTACAATAACAAAAAACATACTAAAAGGATTCGATTGTAAGGTTACGGTAAAAGATATTCTTAACCAAACTCTATATTGGAAGCAAGGTGATAGAATTGTTCAATCGAATGTATTTGGAACAACAGCGAGTATTTCTTTAAGCTATAAATTGTTTTAAGTTGTTCGTACATACCAGACAACTAAAAAGAAAAGGTGAGTAGAAATACTCACCTTTTTTATTATCGTTGATCGAGAAGTGCAAAGTCTGTTATACGGAAATAATCGTATGGGTTTATGGTTCTTTTACGAGACCAGACGCCACCACCACTCCATTGACTTCCACTCTTTCCAGATGATGTATTTCCTTCAATAGTTGTTCCGCTGTTACCCTGCCATTTGTCAGTAAATCCAACATGGCCGAATAAGGTTGCACCACGTCTCCAAACTAAAACTGTACCAACCGGTATCTTCATATTCTCAAACGATACTTTTGTTGCTTTAATAGTTTTGTTTTTGGTTATGAAATGTCTAGCTAATCCAGAACGAGTTTTCATTGTAGTAACCTTTGCAGAATCAAGAACGAATGAAACAAATGCTGCACACCATTGGTTGCCTTTTGTTAATCCTACTGATTTTAAAAAACGCTCAACCCAATATCCACCATTGTCTCCGACTTCTTTTGTACCAACTAATCCATAAGCAATACTTCGTACACGCTCATCATCAGTTTGTTTAACTACCGATAGTTTCTTCTCACAGCTTGAACATAAACTATCAGTTTTTTTAACTGTTTGAGAAGCAGAGTGCAGCGGTAAGGATGTTAGCAAACATCCAAATAGCGTAAGCAACAGGATTTGATGCAAGTATCTCACGGGTCTTTACCTCCTGAATTAAGTATGAATCAACAAACCACGCAGCCCCAACGGCAAGTGCGTACTTACTCAAACCAACAGCGAATGTGCTGAAATTACCATCCCCAAATGTTGCACCGATCGCTATCACGGATAAAACAAGTAGCGGTATGAATGTTTTTAAGTTTTCCAACATTTCAAAAACCTCCCATTTATTATAAAACACCTATGTAACAATAACTATAATACATACAAAAAAACCGTTAGTGTTTACTAACGGTTATTTGTTAATTTAATCTTCTTGATTTTGTTGGAGTATTGTGTAGTACCCGCTTTCAACTTGACTGTGGAATTGATCCTGATTTATTTTACCAACAGAACCATCTGAGTTATCTCGGAAGTAATAGAACATATCTGATATGTGAACTAGCTTCCAAGTTTTACGGAAGTTCTTATTAGTCTCCCAAATACATTGAACGTAATCATGTATTTTTACTATCAAGCCATTGTATGCTTCAACTTCAGTTAACATGAAAATCTATTCCTTACATCATTCTAAAATAGTGACCGTTTGATTCGGAATAATCATACATAAGTTCTTTAGCAGTGCTTTCCCAATCAATATGAATATAACCTGGTAAGTCGTTCGGTATCTCTCCAAGTTGTTCACATAAGTCTCGTGCAAACTCTGCATCACTAGCAAATTGACCAGAGTATGCTTCATCTACATTGCAATATTGAACATCACAATTACGTGCCGCTTCCCAAATATCCATGTCATCATAGTGACTATTAGGATAATTCTCAATGAAATCTTCCAAGTCATCAGGACTTAAAAAGTATGGTAAATCAGAGTAATCAATTTGAATATCATTCTTATCAATCAATTCATAATCCTCAATACTATTGTTTTCTGCAATTTCTAAGAATGCATCTTTAATATCATCTGAGGTGAAACAGCTATCGTCAATAGTAATCGATGCTGTAAATAATGATGGTTTGTGACTTACTGATACTTCAAACATAACTTTAATCCTTATTTTATTGGTTGTTCTTAATCTTACATTACAAATATAAGGAATTTCGCATTAAGATCAAAGCACTATTCCAACGGTAACTAAAATAAAAATTGTAATTGTATATTGACGAAGTTTTATATTTTCCCCACGCTTTTTAAAAATGTTGATAATTTTACATCAGTTTCAATTAAATTCATATTTTTATCATAAACATCCCAAATCCATTCCTTCGTGTTTTTGCTATCAATTTTCACATTTACAATACAAACCACATCAATACCATGTGTCACATCAAAAACTATTTGAAATTGTTTATCACCAGTATTGTAAACTTTACAAAAATCATTAGATTTAAAAACAATACCCCATCCACCATATAAAAAATCTTTTTGGTATCTACTATCAATCTTTTTGTTAGTTAAATCAAATGCAAAACCGAAATTACCATCAATAATTTGTTCCTTACTTTTTCTTGTTTTAGTAAATGAAGAATAATATGCACCAACCCCACGAAAACCATTTTGTAAAATAGATGTTATATTTTCTTTGGTTGTTGAATGAAATAACAATGTGTTTGTTGATAATTTTATTGCTGAATTTGGTTTGTATGAAAATCCTCTCTGTGGAGTTTTTTCCAAATTATTAACAACATTAACAAACTCATCAATTGTGTTTATTTTCGTAACATCTTTTTTTGAAACACTTTCTTTTAAAATTTGTTGTTCATTCAAAACCTCTCGTATTGATAACATGTCTTTGAGTTTAATTCTTTTGTTTTTCATAACAAAACTCCAACGGTAAATAAAATAATAATACTGTATATGCTAATATAAGGAATAAGGATATAAACAAAACATTATTGGAAATCTTTATATGAAGCAACTATCACATCTGGATGTTCATCCATGAAGTTAAGTATATGTAACATATCATCGTAACACATTTCAATTTTTTCCGATTCATTATCATCTATAACTTCTTGCAATGTAATAACATTACGTTCTGAGTCATACCACCAATCCCATTTCGATTGTTGTAATCGCATTACGTTTAATGAAGTGTTTTTACCTAATACCGAAAACATCTGTTCAATGTCTTCACGAACGAACTCATGTCCTTTGTAAATAAGTAGACCAGTGTAATCACTAATATTTACATAATCATCATATACTTTCATAACTTATTTCCTTAATTGGCTGTTATTAATCTAACAGAACAAATATAAGGATTTTTTCAATACAATCAAAGTGCTATTATTTACCCATCCAATAGAATTCCACTAACTTAATCATAGTCTATTTCCATCGGTATTCCCAAATCCAAATGAAATTGTTTATCAGACATTTTATATGATTCTTGAGTTTCATCATTCATATCTGTTGTATATTGCCAATTCCAAAACAGATTATCAGGTGTATCAAATCCAAAGAAGTTCAATACATTTTTCTGTACACCGACTACGTTTGCCCCATTCCAATTTTGCCCTATGCAAATAAACCCTGCTTGTTTTCCCATAAGTAAATTATCTTCACCCAATGTACTATGGCGATTCTCTAACCAAGTTAGGCGTTCAATGAGCTTTTGATATTGTGCATTTGTTTGCCCCCAACGAATAGAGCCAAAGAATAATATAATATCTGCATTGAATATTTCATCAGATACTTTCCAAAGTTGGTCTGATTTATCGTTAACACTTGCCCAACATCTGTGGTTTCCACTTGGATTTTTCTTTTTATCTTTAAGGGCTGAATCCATTACACCACATGAGTTACCAGTTTTATGTGATACATTCCCTTCACATGATACAATATTCAGCTGAGGAATATCAATCCAACTTGATTTGTTCGGTATATTATCTTTAATAAATAAAGCAAGTTCAGTTGACTTAGGAAGTTCATCTTCTACACCACCTTTATCATACCCGGTGTTAAATGGATAACGTGTTGATGTAGTTAGAAATAAAACTTTCTTTTGTTGGTAAGAAGCCAAATATGAAACAGTATCAGATACTACTCCACTTAAATCTCTTCTTTTTATTAACGATGCTAATGATGGTATTGACATGGCGTTACTTATATATTGTTATTAGTGAAGTTAAAAGGTTTCCCCTGCCAACTATCGTGCCTATATGATCAAATGTTTTATCTGTTTTCGGATTGTATATACCCAATTTTCTACCTTGTCTATCTCTTAGTATATGCATACCAGTTGACAAAATTTCTAACGTACCAAGTGGAACACCACGTCTGTCACGTATGTAATCTCGTCTTTCAAACAATATGTCCATTAGTTTAATCATACATATAAATATGATAAAATAAAAAACCCCTTGAATTCAAGGGGTTTATAATATAATTAATACATCAACCCTGGATCTTGCATTTGTTGATTCGGTTGTTCTTTAGATGGCTTCTGTACAATAGTTGCCTCAGTTGTTAGTAAAAGACTAGCAACCGATGCTGCGTTTTGTAAAGCAACACGTGCTACTTTAGTAGGATCAATAACACCTTCTTCAAACATATCAACATAGTGTTCTGTTCTTGCATTAAAGCCAGAGGTTTCTGATGATAACTCTCTAACTTTATTAACAATTACAGATGCTTCTAAACCAGCATTGGTAACAATCTGACGTAGTGGTTCTTCGATTGCTCTACGAATAATATTTACACCAGTTTGTTGGTCTTCATTAGAAACTGTTAGTCCATCTAACACTCTTGAAGCTCGTATATACGCAACTCCACCACCTGGTACAATACCTTCTTCAACTGCTGCTCTTGTAGCGTGAAGTGCATCTTCAATACGTGCTTTCTTTTCTTTCATTTCAACTTCTGTGGAAGCACCAATTTTAAGAACAGCTACACCACCTGAAAGTTTTGCTAATCTCTCTTGTAATTTCTCACGATCATAGTCAGAAGTAGTTTTTTCAATCTGTGTTTTAATCTCAGATATTCTTGTAGTAATACTTTCTGTAGTACCACCACCTTCAACAATAGTAGTATTGTCTCTATCAATAGTTACTTTCTTAGCAGTACCAAGTTGTTCTAGTGTTATGTTTTCCATTTTGTAACCACGTTCATCACCGATAACAGTACCACCTGTTAGTGTTGCAATATCATCTAACATTGCTTTTCGTCTATCACCAAAACCTGGAGACTTAACCGCAGCAACTTTAATTGTACCACGTAGTTTATTTACCACCAATGTTGCTAACGCTTCACCTTGAACGTCTTCTGCAATAATTAGAAGACTTCTACCAGTCTGTGCTGTTTTTTCAAGTGTTGGGAGTAAGTCTTTAATTGCACCAATAGCTTTATCACAAATAAGAATATACGGACTATCTAATATGCCAGTCATTGATTCTTGGTCTGTAATAAAATAGGGCGATAAATAACCTCTATCAAACTGCATACCCTCTACAACGTCTAAAGAAGTTTCAATACCCTTGGCTTCTTCAACAGTAATAACACCATCTTTACCAACCTTTTCCATTGCGTCTGCAATCAAGTTACCAATAGTTTCATCGTTGTTTGCTGAAATCGTACCTACTTGGGCAATTTCTTTTTTGCCAGTAACTTCACGTTTCATTTTAACTAACTCCTCACATATAGCAGTAACCGCTATATCAATACCACGTTTCAAATCCATTGGATTTGCGCCAGCGGTAACATTCTTTAGTCCTTCACGTACAATTGCTTGTGCTAAAACAGTAGCTGTTGTTGTTCCATCACCTGCAACGTCACTTGTTTTTGAAGCAACTTCTTTGATAATTTGAGCACCAAGATTTTCAATTGGGTCTTCCAATTCAATTTCTTTTGCAACAGTAACACCATCTTTTGTTATTGTTGGTGTTCCAAAACTTTTACCAATAATAACATTACGTCCTTTTGGACCAAGAGTAACTTTAACTGCGTCTGCTAATTGGTCTACTCCACGCTTTAGAGCAGCACGTGCATCTACATCAAATGTTATAATCTTTGCCATAACTTTAATAACCTCCATTAAATTATATATTATTTACCACGTTTAATAATAGCTAGAATATTCGATTGAGGAATGATCAAAACAGATTCACCATCAAAATCAACTTCTGTTCCATAATATTTAGTACCATACAAAACCTCGTCTCCAACTGCAACATTCATCGGTAATAAATTACCACGTTCATCGTATTTACCTGGACCAATTCCCAAAACTACTCCACGAACTGGACCTTCTGTTCCAGCGTCTGGTATAATAATACCACTTGTAGTAATTTCTTCTTTCTTGTTTGGGCGAATAACAACACGATCCTCCAACGGAAATACTTCCGTAAAATCACCAATTTCCATATAACATCTCCTTAAATAATACTTACAAATATACTAATTTTATACTTAAACATCCGATTTATTTTCTTTGTTCCAATCAAAAAATTTCTCTTGTTCTTGTTTCTTTTTTTCAGCTTGTTGCTTGATTCTTTCTTCTAGCCTACGTCTATATCTACCATCGTGTTTTCTGCTTTCACCATACCATGGTATTTTAGTAGCAGTTCCATAAGTCCAACCCTGATAAGAAGTTGACGGTGTTCTAACTAAGTTAAAATAACAATTAAAGCAAAGTAACCTTAGATTTTCTAACGTGGTATTTATCCAGTTATTATCTATGAAGTCTATCAATAGTGGATAATTACCATCAGTCATCCTTGGCTCGTCCCATCCACAAGCAGCGCAAACACACGGGACCCAACCTGATAGTAATAATCTTTTTCGTAGTTTCTTTGAATCATAACCTGGATGTTTTCCATCCAATATATCCTCTAATCTTTCTGTGTAACCTTTGTTACAATCAAAATTTTTACCGTTCCACTTTTCATCCTTTTGTATTTTCTTAATTCCTACACCAACTTTGGAGTGAATTTCAAATAAGGTTTTATCTGTTTCTGAATCAATAAATGTTTTAGCATACTTTTTGTATGTACGATAATCTATATTGAGAAATCTTGCAGCGTCTTTATTACCGAATGAGTTTTCCATTGCATAACGCAATTGAGATTCGGTTAGACTAATAGGCGGTCTTCCATGCCTTTCATTCATAACACTATATCCTAAGAATATATAACATAACGTATATAAATATAAGGGTAGTATAAAATGTTTATTTTTCTTTCAAACTCTTGAGTAAAGCAATCATTTTAGGAAAGTAAAAACAATAATTTTTATGAAGCAACAATAAAACGCTTTCATGCTGTATATGAATATTTTTTATAGACTAATAAATTAGTGTTCTTTAACTGGTTGTCCTGCAACAACTTGTTTAATAACTTCGTATAATTTATCTTCATCGCCAGGTGCATAAGAATTATGCTGCCATACTACTTTTCCATTTCCATCTATCAAGAATGCGTGTGGAACATTATTTACATTCATTGCTCTTTTTAAGTCACCATTTTCATCAAGATATACTTCATATTCCCAACGTTTTCCATTGATAAATGGTGCAACTTTAGCAGAATTACGAACATCATCAACTGAAATTGCAACAACTTTAACTCCAGTAGCATCTCTCCACTCATCATATACATTACTTATATTTGTTAATTCTTGAATACAAGGTTTGCACCATGAAGCCCAGAAGTTTAACAAAATGGGTTTTCCATTATTAGTGATTGAACTAGCATTAATTTTTTCTCCCTTAATATTTTTTATCGAGGCAGACGGAATTACTGCTTTTGTAGAATCAGATACTTGAGCGTGAATTGATGACAAAGAAATAATCATCAATAATGAAATGAAGAATAAGAAGACTTTCATGGTGATTTCCAATATTTACAAATATTTACAAGGCAATCTAGTGTTTAATTTATTTTATTCCTTTATTAAACTTTCTGTATCTAATATGGAATTAATTTCCGTTTGTATATCTTCGTTTATTCTTGAGTGAGTAACTGAAAGTGTACCAATCGGTGTATGTTTAAAACCATCAATCACATCAATCGCATTCATAATAAAGTCTGTTATTATCATTCGCTTTTCAATTTCAAAATCTACCTTATCATCCAAATCTTCATGTAAATCTGAAGTTATTTTGTCTTCTAAGTAATAAAGTTTTTTTATATAATTAGAAACATGCCCAAGACGAATGATTTCTTCATTTAATTCATCAGCCCAATACATAAAACTTTCTTTTGTAATCATAACTAAATCCTAAATAAGCATAAATATAATAGCGTTAATAATACCTACGCCAATAATAAAGTCTTCTATCATATAGAAATCTCCGATATACCTTCGTTTCTATCTGGATTAAAACATAATGCGGTTGGAGTTCCATCTACTTTCTTATCATTAATTAAAACTCTTGCACCACCACCAACGCCCATTATTAGTTGGTCATAAATAATACCAACCTCATCCAACTGTCTTTCGGTTTGCCTACGTAAACTTTCTCGTCTACCCGTGAGTAAAATAATATTGTACCCCCGTTTGTCCCACTCAAGAAGTTTTTCTATAGTGCCAGGTAACAATTTCATGGTGTGTCTAAATGTTTGAGCATCAGTTGGAATGGCATGCTCAACTAATGTTCCGTCAATATCAAGTATTATTGTTTTAGGTCTGTTCATAAATCTGTGTCCGGGTAAAAATTATAATCATCCACTTCATGTTCTTGCATGATTTCTGCTTCTTGTTTTATATATTCATCAGCTATCCTATCAAGAATCATACTTAGTAATTCTTTACATTCTTCGCTCGTTGCTTTTGAATCATGCAATCCTAACAAATACCATTGTAAATTTTTCATTGCACTACGCATATTAAACTCCTACCAAACTACGTTGAATTCTAATTTTTGTTTTTCTAATGCTTTTCACTTCTTCTATAATCTGAGAATATATTTGAAAATTATTAATCGATTCTTCAAGAATTCGTTTATAATCATTTAACTGTTCTTCTGATACTCCACCAAGTCTAACAAGTCTACTATATGAAATAAAATCTTCTTTTGCTTGATTAAGTTTTTCATCGATATATAAATTGTTTTTCATAACTAAGTTCCTAAATTGGTTGTTTATTAATCTCACATACAAATATACGAACTTTATTTATAACAACCAACTGTTAATTTTGTTTGTTTTTCATAGTTGTGTATAAATCATATAACGCCTTTACGAGCGTCCATATATTCGATGCCATTGCTGCAACAAATAGAAAAGCAATCAAGTATAAACCTATCTCCATACTTCTACCGTATGATTCATGTAATTTGTATTTTTCGATTCGTACTTCTCAGTATGCTCTATGTTCATATCAAATCTTTTTCTTCGTTCCGTTTTAACCAATGGTCTTAGTTCAATGAAAACATCATTGTCCTTGTAGTTCCATGTCTGCCACATTAAGTGTCCACTCAAACCATTAACTACTTGAATTAGCGGTATTCCATCTTGTTTCATTTCCTTTACTTTTCTAAACACTTCTTGCATAGCACGTGATTTGTTTTTAAATAACGTCTGATTTTTTAGAACTTCACCATCAGCAAGCCACTTGCCCGTTTTTAATTGCCATATCATATTATATTCCTTTATATTTCATCTACTAATATACTAAATAATAGAGTAATAACCAAATAAATTATTACTCTATTCTCATATTATCCGTTTACAGATTTTAAAGATTTCACGTAGTCTGGGCCGTATACATTGAAAGAAGCAGGCGCACCTTTCTTCTCACCAATCGTTACACATATTGAACCACGGGAGATAGCAGTGGGTCTACTGAATGAAGCGGGTTTAAGTAAGTCACCTGCACAATGTTTATGGCCATTGATAGAACCATCCTCAAGAGCTATGAATCCCCAAGCAGAGGCAACATTACCACTCTTATTAACACACACAAGTTTAGCATATTTTTTACCAAATTTAACTTCTATGTGTTCACGTAAATGTTCGGGAAATGGTTGTAAGCCAAACGCAGTATCATAGTGTTCCTTACGTAGTTGCTCTAATATTTCAACGAATTTTTTAATTTCTCTTAACATAACTTTTGTTCCTTTTGGTTGTTCTTAATCTTACATTACAAATATACGGAATTATCTTCTAATATCAAATCATTATTTTTCAAGAATAACATAATCTCCAAAATATCTATCAAAGACTTGAAGAAGATTTTCATAATTACCAGCCTTCATTTCATTTGTGATTTCATTCGGATTAAGGCCTAATTGTTTTGCGATATTGTTTGCTGTTCCAAGTAGAAAATAAGCATTTCCTTGAGGACCTGTTAAATCAATAACTAATGGACCATTCGTTTTCTTTCTTATCATAACATTTTCCTTTTTGGTTGTTTTTAATCTTACATACAAATATACGAAATTTTTTGGATATAACAAAATTATCTGGTACACAAACCTGCATCAATCAGGTCAGTTGCAGTTCTACCATAGAAGCCCTGTAATCCCCAAATATGTCCACTATCTATTAGTGTTTGAAATGATTGAATATAAAGTTCTTCTGTACATTCATTATTACATTCAATGTTCATAATTGCATCAATTATTTCCATGATATTTTTTCCTTATTGGTTGTTCTTAATTGGTTGTTCTTAATCTTACATTACAAATATACGGAATTATTCGTTAATATCCTAAAATTATCCGATAACATCAAACATCATAAAAAAGTAAAGTACACAATAAAATAATATTGCCATACCAATACCCATTGCTAAATCCTTAATCTTGCTCATACCCAAATCCTTATATATAAATTACTTAGAAATATATTCTGAATTATAAACACGAGGAGCAGATTGAACTACTTCCTCTACCAACGACTTACGTGAAGCTGCTTGAAGAACTCTCAACTTTTTATTTAAGTCATTAGTGTTAATCAAGTTACCTAACACATGGTTCTGATAACAGATAACCAAAGTTATTACAACTCCAAGAGTTAAACCAAGTGTAAAGATATTAAATGCGTTTTTCATCGTTTCCTAATAGTGTTAAACATCAACACACAAATATACGATTTTTTCCGTTCACAACCAACTAAAAAAATAACTTTGGTATTTCAAATAAATTGATTATATTTGTAATGTAAGATTAAGAACAACCAAAAGGAAAATAAATTATGAAAAGAGTTGGAGAAAAGGAATTTGACGTAGTTGTTAGCGGTATTGAAGAAGGTGAATTTGGTCCAGAAAAAGCAACAGAAATTGTTACGGTAGTTGCTAACTCTCCCAAGAATGCGATAAAAAGAGCAGTTGGTGTTTCAAACTTAATAAACCCAGAGTTTGTTTCTTTTATTTCAAATTTCCAATAATAGATAAAAAAAGAAAGCCTCACTAATTGTGAGGCTTTCTTTATATGTTTTAATTTCTTATTGTAATCGAGCGTCTGCCAACGCTTCCGCTAACTCACCCATCAATTGTTTGAGGAATGGTATGTAATCTGCTCCTCTACCTGAACCAATGAAATTTAATCCAGATATGTTTGTAATATCACGATGCCCACCTGAGCCTTTTACTATAACATCATATACTGTTGTTGTTATACCATTGAGTATTGATTTTTGCTTTGATGAAAGTAATTGATATTGTTTACCTGCAATATCTTTTACCATATTTTGAAATCCTGGACTCTTCGGTAAATTCATAGCAACCTCACCAAACAAAGCCATGAAGTCATCCATAGTGAAACCAATGGATTCTGTACTTCCTTTTTTTATATCCATTTCCATCTTTCTCTTAACATCACCCATTGTAAGTTGCATTGCTTGAAGTTCTGATTTGTGCTTATTCAATATACCCATCGCTAACTCACCCAAGTTAATTGGATTTGCACCTTTCTTGAATGGATTCTTAGATGCTTGTACCAATCCCATTGGCCAACCAATTACAAGGTACTCAGCAGTTGGGTTCATCTTGAATGGCGTGTATCTATCGTATCCACCTTTAGTCATTGTACCACCACCGTATTGAACTAAGCAAGTTCCAAACATTGCATATTGACCGTTCCCGAGTGTTTGTATTTCTCGTGGGCTTGTTATTTGTTTCATCTTTAGAGCGGGTGCTTGTGAAGCAAGGTATGATGCTGTTTTAGCAGGTAAATCTGCCCATGATAAACCACGTGCTGTAACTTCTTGTTTAATTACATTGTAGATAGAAACAAGTGAAGGACGTGCTTTCATTACTAACGCTTCTAAGAAGCCAGGTTTGTTCTTGAATGCAAGAAGAACTTTATTAACTACCAATCCCATTGCTAATCTATTTGGTACAGCAGACATAGTTGGATCGAACTCAAATACTGAACGCATTACTTGGTCTGGATTAATACCTTGTGAAGCAAAGTCAGCGGAATCAACTGTTGATATAATTTGAATATCTTGTGCAGGAAACAAATCAGTTGGTGAAATTTCCTGAGACATCGCTGCAACATTTGAAGGTGCGTGTTTGAATGCAGCAGATGTAGTTGGAGCAACACCTGCTTGTGATTGATGGTGATCGGTATGAATGTGTACCATTGGTTTACCATGAGCAAAGTCAACGATAACAACTAATAAACCAGGTTCTGGTTTTTGAACTGCAAATTCCATACCACCATACTGAATTTTTTCACATTTTACTAACTTAACACCATATTTTTCTAAGTATGCTTTCATACCGATTGCAGTTGTTACACCGTCTAAATCCATGTGAAAGTATATCAAAGCCTTTTTTCTCGTTGCTGTTAATGCGTTAATGTTTCGGATTCCTGTTTCTGTAAGCGTCTGCTTTGCATCTGTCAACAGGTCTTTTAATTTTATCATTTTATTTTCCTCAAAATGTATCTTGTTTCAAATCTACCGTTATTAAATTCAAATATTCTACACCTTTTAAAGTGAGAGAACTATCGCCATATTTAATTTTATCTTTCATCCTACTAACAATATCAAAGTCATACTTTCTAATATCTTTAATCTTATGTAATTTAAGTATTACCCAATCTATTTTTTCCAATACTTCTTCTTTTTGTTCCGACGTTTTATACTGAACATAGTCTGTATATTTCAAAT